GTGTTAAAGAATCTATGTGTCTTTGAGATGCATCTGCTATAGGTAATTGCGATTGAGGGCCTTGTAAACCATTTAAATCTAATGTAGAAGGGCCTACTGTTTCAGGCGAATTACCATGCTGATATGTAGATTGTTGTGTTAAAGAATCTATATGTTTTTGAGATGCATCTGTTATAGGTAATTGGAATTCTGGTCCTTGTACCCCATTTAAATCTTGAAAGGGAGAATTACTAGGTGGTCCTGGTACCTGTTGTAATGATTCTATGTGTTTTTCAGAAGCCTCCTCTAAGGGACGTTGAAATTGTGGTCCCTGTTGTGCACTCATGTTACTAACGGGTCCATTTGATAAATCGTAAATTGAATTTCTATTTTTTATTGCCATTTTATTTTATTTTTTATTGAAAACCTGAATCAAATCTTGCTCCTGCTTGTGCTACACCATTATAAGATGTATTATTTCTTGAAGAGTAAGCATCATATTCAGTACTTACATTTATTTGGGCGTTTGCCATTGCGTCTGCCATTGCCTTATAATCAATTATATCTTTTTTTTCTTCTTCTTTTTCTACTGAGCTTTTCTTTATAGAATCATCTGTTACATCAAAACCTTGAAATAAAGCCCCAAATATACTAGTTCCTGATTCTAACCTATCTACTAATATTACAACAAAATCTTTAAGTTTTTCTATTGCTGCGTTAAATTTTTGTTGAGTTGATAATTGTTCTAATTGTGCTAATGTTTCTTTATCTCCTTCTTTTCTTGCTTTTTCTTTTAATTCAGCTATATTTCCTTGTTTTAGTAGAATATCTGCAAGTTGATCTCCTTGCATACCTATTGATTTAGCTAAAGCTTCTTGTTGCAAAACATTCATTTTAGAAAAATCATTAAAATCACCTACTTGTGATAATAATTCTTTACCAAGAGTTTCTTGATCACCTGTTAAAGCTGCTAATCTAGCTCTTTCTAAATTTATTTGTTTACCAGTTAATAATTCAGCTTCTAATTCATTATTTATAGATGATTCAAAATTTAATAATTGTTTACCAGCTGCTGCTACATCTTGTAAATTTGTACCTAAAAGTTTAGCTGACGCAGCTGCTTTAGCTATAGCCGCTGGATTAGCACCTAAATTAGCTCTAATAAGGCCTGTTGTTTTACCTGCTTCTTCAAGTACTCCTTTTATATCTACCCTAGCCCCAAATTCTTCTTCAGTAGCTTTTGCAGCTCCTACAGCATTTAACTTTATTTGATTAACACTTTCTCCACTTAATAAAGAAGCTTGTGCAAATCCCATTGCGGATTCTTTAGTTAACCCCAATCTATTTTGTAAAGTAGCTACACCATCTAGTAAATCTCCTTTTATTACTGTTGAACTAGTTCCTAAAAATGAATTTATATCCGCAAATGCTTTACCTATTTCTTTAGAGGTATTTAATAGGTTATCTGAAGACATTGCTGTTTCATTTATCCTACGATTTATTCCTCTAGCTTCATTTTTAGATACCCCTAATCCCTTAGCTAATGCTGTTATTTTATTATTTGCATTTATTAGTGCTTTAACTAGTCCTACTACGGCTGTTAATATTAAACCAAATGGGTTTAACCTTAAAGCTTTAAAAGCACCCATTAAAGATCCTCCTAAACCTTTACCAGCAATTGCAGCACCTCTAGCTCCTTTAGCCATTTTACCTATACCAGAAGTAAAACCTGCAGGTAATTTTAAATTTTTCTGTAGTACACCAGATGCTGATTCTAGAAAATTAAAAGATTTTGTTGCTGCATTACTAGAATCATTAATTTTCTTTACTCCTTCTCCTTGTGCTGCTGCTAGTCTTTTTGCCCTATCAATTTGATCTTCAATCACACCAACCATTTCCAAATTATCTTCAAGACTATCTTCTACTAGTTGTTGTCTTTCAAACTCGAGTTTTTTAATTAAATCTAGTGTTGTTGCTTGTTTTTGTGCTACATCTTCAGCTCTAAAAGTTCCATCTAAGATTTTTTCCTCTATATCTTGTTGTTCATTAAGGGCTTTTATTAAATTTCTTTGTAAAGATAAAGAACCACCTAACTGTTCTTTTCTATCTGATTCAGCTTTTAGAATTGCTTTAGTAAAGTCTAGGGCTTCCTTAGCAAATTGGGCTTCTTGTGCCTTATTTTGTAAAAATTCTTTATTATTTTCGTCTCCGTTAGCCATAGTATAGTAATTCGATAATAAATATGAAAAAAGAAAAGATATCTATGATATCTTTACTTCTTAAAATTATAAACACTTGAAGGTGTTATATTAGGTCCTGTTACGTTGTTTTTAGGTTTTTCACTTTGTTGTGAATTTTTTTCTGATTGTTTTTTAAAATATTCATTAAGTTTTTGAATATGATAACGTCTCAACCAAACTGGCATATTATATACTTCTGAGTGTATGAAACCACCGCCGCCATGGTACACTAGATCGTGGATCTGAGTAAATATAATATTTCTATATTCCGGCGTCAGGCCAAAAAAAGTCGGACCCAAGTGGAAACTCTATATTTGGTTCCACAGCTCCATCTTCAAACACTGCGTCTGCTTGGAGTTCAACATCTGGGGAGATGTCTTTAACATAATTTCTTAGGGCTCTTGAATCTCTTGCTAAAAAAGCATTATCTACAAAGTCTCTTACTGTTTTTTTATCATAACTACCATCAAGTGATAGTATCATATGTTTTAACTTAGTAGTTCCTTCAAATCCTCTTCTATTAAGTTTTTCTAGTCCTTTAATTTCTTGCTCAATTTTAGTTTCATCTTCATGAGTTAAAAGTTTAAATGTTATAACTTTTTTACTTGTTGGTAATGTAAATTCAAACTCATTCTTATTTTCTATAACAATAGATTCATCTAATTCTTTATCTTCTAATTTAGTTAAATCAATAGTAGCTTTAGATTCAATGCCCGTTTCGGGATGATTTAATAATATATCATATTCGGGCCCATATCCTAAAATACGAGCTGCAATTAATATAGCATTTTTATCCCCTACTAATAATTCTTTATAATTAATAGGTGTCACAATAAGAGATTGCAATAATTTATCTAATACTGTACCACTTCTAATTAAATTGACATTAGTTAAGATATCCTCTTCTTTAGCAGTCATATATTTCATTTCGATGACTCCTTTTTTTAATGGAGAACCTTCTGGATAAAGTAAGCCTTTTGAGGGTAATGTAACTTCCTCTGTGGGAAATTGGTGTTTTTCTTCCATAACGTTATTATTTATTTAAAACTAGTTCGGATATACATATATGTAGGAAAAAAGAAAGCGCCAAAAAGGCGCTTTTTCTTTATAGAAATTTTACTATTAGTAATTTAAGATGGCGTAATCCATTACTATAGTCATATTAATGTTTGCTGGTGTATCTGAAGTCCAATCCATGTCACCAAAGTTAGCATTTTGACAATAAGCACCTTTTAAAATCCACTCTTCAACAACATCACCTACAGGACCTAATGTATTAATTCTAATATCTTTTTTATAGAAATCAGAATAACCATCTCTACCTGTAACTGATTCATGTGATAAACGAACCCACTCCATGACAGCTTGTGCACCTGAAGGTGTTACTGGATCGTATAAATCACATGTAATGTTTTCCCAGTTTGCTTTTCCTTTAATTTTTCTTTTCACGTTAATGTGATCTAAAACTACCTCTCCAAAAGAAATAGCTGGTCTACCTATTTTCTTAATAAGGTATGCTGGAATTCCATCAATAAACATTATAAACCTATTTTGTAATTTAGGTTCAAATGCTGTGAACATAGTTTCATTAGTATTTAATATTGCCATCTTTTTGTATTATTTTATTGTTCTATTATAAATATAAGCCTTTTAAGTTTTTTAGTAGCCTCCGCCACCTCCTCCTCCAGTACCACCTGCTCCACCGGCTCCATCAAATGTAGCTCCTGTAGGTAATACGTTGAAGTCTAATACTATAAATTCAGCTGTTTTAGTTGGTTGTAAGAAAATTGCACCTACTAATTGGTTTCTATCAATTACATCTGGTGTATTATTACCTTCATCCATTTGTACTCTAAAGGCAAATAATCCTTGTCTTTGTTGTACTGATTCTAGGTATGGGTTAACAATATTTAAGAATCTATTTCTTGTAGCTTGTGTATTTTGTTCAAATACTAAGAATCTACTAGAACTTGCAATAAATTTCTTAAGTGCAATTAACAACCTACGAACATTAATTCTATCTAAGGCTGTTGATCTTTCTTGTAATGTTTTCTGACCCCAAATACAAACTCCTGTTGCTGGGAATGTTGCTATTGGGTTTATTTTAGCATCATATAATGTATCTCTTTCAGCTTGGTTTAATCTTGTTTTAGCTTCTAATACATTTCCTAATACACCTCTATTTAAACCTGCTGGTGCAAACCATTCTGCAGCAATAGCATCTGAAGCTGCTATAGCTCCTGGTACTATTACTGATGGTGGTACTAATACTGGTTTATTCTGTGCAGTATCAAGTACTTTAACCCATGGATAATAAACTGCAGCGTAGTTGGTGTCTAAACCACTTACATTGCTTACTGCTGTGTTTACTGTGGAAGATGCTATTGAAGAATCCATTACAAAGAATGCGTCGCCTCTTTCTTCACACATATCAATACCTGCGTTTGATACTAATGGGTGTAATGAATGGATAACACCAGGCATAGCTAACATATTAATATCATACTCGTCTTGGTTTGAAAGAATATCAATTGCTTTTTTATATCCTTTATAACCAGCACCACTTGTTGTTTTCAAATTAAATCCATATAGATTAGTGCCATCTGTATAATCTGTTACTTGATCTATTCCAGTTTCAGTTCCTACATATTTAACTATATATGGTGCTACTCCATCTGTACCTCCTTGGAATGGAACTGTAAATTTAAGTTGTGAAGATGCTGGTCCTGTTGCTCCTGTTGAATCAATTGATGCACTTAACGAACCTGACCATAATGATGAACTAGCATGGCCAAATAAATTTTCAACATTAAATGCACCTGCTACGTTAGTTTCAGAAGTAGTTGGCAGTGGTTTAATAAAGTTATCATTATCTAACTCTTTATCTATACCTTTCCAACCTAAAAATGCTTTAGTATTGTATACATTACTTATTACTTGTTCATTTTCATAAGATGCTGAAGGGAATGAAGCATTTACACTTAATGAAGCTGTAGCGATGGGATTTATAAGACCTGCAAATCCTTTAGGGGATAATTTTGGTGATAAAGATTTAGCATCTACTGCTGTGTCTACTTCTACTCTAATAAAATTAGAAATATTTGGATAGTTTCCAAGTAATTCAACTTTATTTAATGTGTCATTATATTGTGGATATCTATCTCCTATTTTTCTTGATATATAGTTAGGAGAATCTGGGTCTAAATTCACACCATTAAATTGTTCTAAAATAAGTGGTGAATTATCAGTATCATCATATTTTCTAATTAATACATTAAATGTTGAATACTGTTCTTGTCCATCTATATCTGCTGGTTCTCTTAAGCCTGAAATTGATATTTTATATTCTTTATTAGTTGAAGTACCGTGTGATAATGTATGGAATTTAAATAAATTTTTACTACCATTTAATTTACCTGATTGGATAAATGGTGTAGAAGCATATGAATATTTTTCAGCAGTTGCTGTAAGACCATTAAATGCTAAATTAGCACTTTGAGTTACTAATAGTAAATTTGAACCTGAACCTAATGTACCATAACCAGTAAAACTACTACCTGTTGATAGTAAATTTGTAGTTAAATTTTTAAAATTAATATAAGTGTAACCAGGAGTTCCAGCATATGCTGTAGCTGATGTTTTACTATTATCTGGTGAATCACCTAATGATTTAAATATATAGGCATTACTAGCTGGATTCATAGAGGCAGCAGTAAATCTTTCACCAGTATTAGTTGAACCACTTAGTTTTAAGTCAAAACCATTTGAAAGAAGGAGAAAAGGATTATCTACATCCTGATTAAATTCTCCTCCTGCTAAAGCTGTTGTATTACTAGCTGATAGTATTGAAGCTCCTAAATCTGGGTTAGCATCTGTATCTTTTGAAGGAAAAATTACACCTAACATTGTAGACCCATTTGATCCTGAGGCTACTAAAGTAATAAATTCGTTAGTATTATTTGTAAATGTATAACCACCACCACCTAATACTCTAGTTACTGTAACTGATCCAGCATTTCTTAAATATTCTCTAACTGTTTGTGGTACAAAAGTTTCTGAACTTAAATCTCCGAATTTATTTTGAAAATCTTGAAAACTAGTTACTACCGTTGGAACAAATGCTGGTCCTTTAACTGTAGGTCCAACAATTGCCGCACCTATTGCGCCAATTCCTGCGGGTAAAAATGAAAGGTCGTTTTCTCTTGTAAAAACACCTGGTGAAATAATTTGTTCTGCCATCTTATATTTTTTTTTATAAAGTTATGTCTTTGGTTGGTTCTCGTATAAATATGAAAAAGAACCGCAAACCATGACCTAATAACCGATTAAACTATGATTTAACCGTCAATAAATATAATTGGCTTTTTAAAAAACTACTCTATGGGAGTAAAAGTACCTGTTTCTATATCTAAACTACCCTTACCATATTTATCGGATAAAGTTTTGGCTAGTTCTTGTTCTTCTTTTTCAATATTTTTAATTTCAGCTTTTAATAAATCTTCTTGTTCGTCTAATTTAATTTTTGATAAACGAACTTTACCTAACTGTAAGATTACTTGCTCTAGTTTGATTTGAAAATTTTTTAAATCATCTATTTCTTTTGGAGTAAATTTTTTAACTTCTCCTTTAATTTCTTGAGGTGATGGGATTTTTTCTTCTATTGACATAACTTTTGCTATTAATTAGTTTCGGATATACATATATGTAAATTAGAAAGACCCACCATTTATAATAGTAATATTAGATGATGCAGCAGTTATACTTCCTGCTATAGAAACGTTACCACTAGTATCAATTTTAAAATCAGGATTAGAATCTG